GACGAGGGCTGGGCGGCCAGCGACCGCCTGGTGGGTCACAAGTTCAGCACTCTCACGAAGATCGACTCTTTGGAGGGCCGTCAACTGGGCGCGATCGCCGAGGGCGACCTCGCGTCCTGGGGCGACCAGATGGGCCGCGTCGAGCACGTCATGCGAGAGGGCGAGCTTCAGGGCGTGGCGGCCTCCGCGGAAGACCCGGTGGCCCTGCTGACGGTCTACGAGGGGAACCAGCCAACCGAGGTCATGGTGGCCAAGCGATTCTCGGAACTAACGAAGGTGGAGCAAGAAGATGACCGAGAGGCTGTCGTTGTGGAGGAAACTCGCGAGGTCAATCTGCGGCCGACTGCGGGCATGGCGGCAGCGGCCAAGACGGGCCTGCGGCTGCACGAGGAAGGCAAGTCCGGCGACGGGCTAAAGCCGGAGACGGTGGCCCGCGGCCGCAAGATCGCCGCCCGTGAGTCGCTTTCGGAGGATCACGTCCGCGAGATGAACGCCTGGTTCGCCAGGCACGAGTCGGCCAGCAAGTCGCCCGGCTGGAATACCCCCGGCGATGAGAAGCCGGGCTGGGTCGCCTGGCAACTCTGGGGTGGAAGCGCCGCCAGAGCGTGGTCGGGCCGCAAGGTCCGCGAGATGGAGGGCGAGCGCGATCTCCCCGAAGTCAACGAAGAAGCGGACTTCGACGAGCCGACGATCAAGGTCATCGTCACAGCCGATGTAACTGACTTCAGCGGCAAGATCGCTGGCCTCAAGGCAAGTTTGCTTCGGACTCACTTGCACGGCAAGTAGTTCATCGGATAGACTACAGATAGATACAACACCACGCGACGGAAGTTGCGTAGTGTGGTGCGAGCGATGCGAGGATTCGCAGAGCGGCGCGCTAGCGGGAAACACCCGCCGGCCGCCGCATTTTCGCGTTTGGCCGGCTCAACAAGGAGCAGGCCGAAAATGGCGAGCAACCTCAAGCGTCTTCAGGATCGTGCCGCGGCAATCGCCGCCCGGATGACCGAGCTGGCCGATGTCAACGAGCGGTCGGAGGATCAGACCTCCGAGCTTCGCCGGCTCTCCGACGAGGCCGACAAGGTCAAGGCCGACCTCGACTTCGAGGGCGTCCTGGCGACCAAGGAAGCCGAGCTTCGCTCCGTCCTTGAGAAGGCCGCTCCGGCCCCGGTGGTCGAGGCTCCCAAGAAGGTGGAGATTCGGGCACTCAACCCACATTACAAGTCCCTGAAGGCGTTCAACGACGGCCCCGACGCCGTCGAGAGCGCCTACCGCTGCGGCCGATGGATCGCCGCCACCGTCTTCCGGCGGGACACCGACATCCGGTGGTGCCGTGAGAACGGCATCGAAGCCCGTGCGATGAACGAGGGCAGCAACGCCGCTGGTGGCGCTCTTGTGCCCGAGGAATTCGCTGCTCGCGTGATCCGCCTGGTCGAAGAATTCGGCACGTTCCCGCCCTCGGCTGAGAACGTCTCGATGAGCCGCGACACGCTCGTGATCCCCAAGCGGATCACCGGCACCACGGCTTACTTTGTCGGCGAAGGCTCGAGCGTGACCGAGTCGGAGCCCACCTACGCTAACGTCAGCCTGGTGGCGAAGAAGCTCGCGGTCGGTTGCCGCATGAGCACCGAAGTTGTGGAGGATACGCAGGGCGTAGTGGCCTTGGCCGATTCCGTAGCAACGGAATTCGGGACCAGCCTTGCCTACAAGATCGACCTTTGTGGCTGGCTCGGCGAGCAGGATAACACGGGTGTGTACGGTGGGATTTACGGCGTAGTTCCGAAGATCAACGACGGCACGCACACGGCCAGCGTCGTGACTGCCGAATCCGGCAACACCTCGTTTGAGACGCTCGACATCGAGGACTTCCTCAAGGCTGTCGGCAAGCTGCCGATTTACGCCCGTGCCGGTGCTCGATGGTTCGTGAGCCCGGCCGGCTACGCGGCTAGCATCGCTCGGCTGAAGTACGCAGCCGGCGGCAACACGGTTGACAACGTGGCGGGCGGCTCCGGCGAGTCCTTCCTCGGATACCCCGTGACCCTGGTGCATGTGATGAACAGCACGCTGGGTGCCGACGTGAGCAAGGTCAAGGTTCTCTTTGGGAACATGGGCCTCTCCAGCATCTACGCCAAGCGGCGTGATTTCTCTGTTCGGCTGTTCGATCAGGTTTATGCCACCACAGATCAGTTACTTCTGCAGGGCACGATGCGTTTTGACATCAACCATCACTCGCTCGGCACCACGGCGGAGGTCGGTCCAGTGATCGCCCTCAAGACCGCGGCCTCGTGATCTAACTAACTAGGAGAATCCGACAGATGATTCATGCCCAGAACGACAAGGTTGTTGCCCTGCTCCCCACGGCGGCCGTTGGCTCGACGGCGACCTCGACTCTGACGATCGACCGCCTCGGCTACGACCACGTTAGCGTCTCGGCCGTGCGGGCTTCCAATGCCTCCACGGTGTTCGCCAGCGTGCTCAAGGTCGAGGAGTCGGACGACAACTCGTCCTACGCCAACGTGACGGCCCTGGTCGGCGGAGGCTCGGGCGGGTTCACTATCCCGGCAGTCTCGGCCACCGGCTCGGCTGCGATCGTAAAGATCGACATCGATGCTCGCGCCAAGAAGCGCTACCTGAAGGTCAGCATGACCCCAGGCGCCTCGGCAACGCTTGCCATCGTGGCCCGTCTGTCTCGCGCCGAAGAGGCACCTGTCTCGGCGTCCGACGCGGGTGTCATTGGTCTTGTTGTTGGCTAAACCCGTACAGCGGGGCGGCCAAGACGGCCAATCGGCGCAAGGATGCGCGCCCGCTCCTAACTAGGAGCGTCTGATGCTAGTGAGAGTCGGAGGGTGTGAGGCCGAGATCAAAGTGGCAGCTCTTATGAGCTGCCCGCGATTGGGCTTCACCGACAATTTCTTCTGCATTGCCCAGGCGCTCGCGCCCCACGGCATCTCTCCGATTAAGTTCACCGGGGCGTTTTGGGGCCAATGCCTCCAGAACTGCATGGAGGACGTGGTCGAAACCTCGGACGCGATTCTCACGTTCGACTACGACACGGTGTTCTCGGCCAAGACGATCGAGGCTCTGCTCGTCTTGATGATGCACTCTGGCGTGGACGCTATCGCCCCGCTCCAGACCAAGCGCGAGTCGAACACGGTGATGTTCGCCCTGCCCGGCATCAAGCCGGAGGACAAGACCACGGTCGAGAACGACTGGTTCTCTAAGCCTGTCCAGCGAGTCGAGACGGCCCACTTCGGCTGTACGTTTCTGCGAACCGAGGCACTCAAGCGGGTGCCGAAGCCGTGGTTCCTGGCGAAGGCCAGCGAGAAGGGCGACTTCCGGGGCGGGCACGTCGATGAAGACATCGCATTCTGGCGGGCTTGGGCCGCCGCGGGCAACACGCTGGGCATTGCGACGCACATCAGCGTCGGCCACGCGGAGCTGATGCTGACCTGGCCCAGCCGCAGCGACCCCTCCGGCAAGATTCAGCAGCACACGACAGATTTCTGGCGGGAAGCAGCCCCGCCTACCGACGCCTGGGGGTACATCAAGTGAAGATTCGCATTCTCACTGGCTTCAGCGGCTACACGGCCGGCCAGGTGGTCGAGTGGGGCGACGGCATGAGCCGCATCTACATCGCCAGGGGCATGGCCGAGGAAGTCAAGGACGAGCCGGTCGAGCGAGCCACGCAGCCCGAGCCGGTGGAGCGAGCGACGCTCGAGCGGCCGATTAAACGGAGGGCAGGGAAATGACCGTCACGATTGTCTACGGCACGCCGCAGCACCCAGATTCGTCGATCACGCCGTACCGCAGCCTTGTGCGGTTCACGGCCCCTGCCGCCGAGCCTGTGACGCTGTCAGAGGCCAAGGCCCAGTGCCGCGTAGACACAAGCGCCGAGGACACCTACCTGACCGGACTCATCACCTGCGCGAGAGAGTACATCGAGGAAATCCTCGACCTCTCCATGATCACGCAGACCTGGGAGGCCCGCTACGACGTGTTTCCGCTGTGGGAGGTCATCCTGCCCCGCCCGCCGATGCAGGCCACAACCGTCACCGTCGTGTACCGCAACGAGGCAGGCCAATCGCAGACGATCACCTCCGCCGCAAGCGCCTTTCAGGTGGACGCGAATGCGACTCCCGGCCGCATCTACCCGCTCTATAGCGGCGTCTGGCCGGCCGTCCGCGGCGACGAGAACAGCGTCACCGTCCGCTGGGCAGCCGGCTACGGAGCAGCAGGAGCCGCCGTGCCGGCCATCCTGAAGCAGTGCATCCTGCTCCTCGTCTCCCACTGGTTTGAAATGCGTCAGCCGGTGGTTACGGGCTACTCGCAGGTGCTCCCCGTCCCGCACACATTCAACACGCTCCTGGCGGCTTCCGGCTGGGGGGGATACCGATGAGCGTCACGGCCCAGGTGCAGGCCGGCGTCAGAGCCCGCGTGCAGACGATCAGCGGCCTCACGCAAGTCATAGAGAACAACACCCTTGAGTTCACAGTCAGTGTCGGCGATTGCGACGGGGTGTACACCGACCGCCGGCAGATCGGAGCCGCCGGATTCGACGAAGTCGATTTTAGCGCCGTTGGAATCGACGTTGTCAAGCTGCTGTTTATCCGCAACCTGTCGTCGAGCCACCAGATCGCGCTGTCGGCCGGCTGGACGGGCAGCCAGTTCAGCGTCTTCCGCCAGGACACCACCAGTTGGAACTTCAGCCCGATGATCAACCTTGGCAGCCTAACCCTGCGGGGCTACCCGATCCGCGAGAACGGCTCGCTTCTGCTGTCGTGCCCAAATAGCGACGGCTTCGGCACGACTGCAGGCGGCAGCATTCTGCGAATCGGCGGCACGTCGGGCCAAGAATACGAAATCTATGTAATGGGAACCTAGCCATGCCGATCAATGCTCAAGTCCTGCTCTCCATCCTGTCCCACGAGAGCACCAGTGGCGACATCTCGCAGACTCTGCGAGTCACGCCGGCGACGTATTCCTTGTCCCTTGGAGATGGCACCGGGGCAAACCAGGCGCAGGTGGCGTGGAGCGACTCGCGGACGCTTGGCTCGGGAGCCGACGACACGTTGAACGTGGCGGCCCTATCAGACGACCGCGGCGTGGTTGCCTTCACGGCTGTCAAGCTGATCTACATCCGCAACACCGGCGCGGTCGCCATAAACCTTATTGGCAACAGCGACTGGGCGACCGGGCCGCAGAAACTGCCGAACACCAGCAACTACGAAATTCCGGCCGGCGGTTGCTGGGTGGCAACAAACCCGACGGCCGCTGGCTGGAGCGTCGGCGCGTCACCGAAGTACCTCACGATCGAGAACCAGAGCGCATCGACGGCTGCTACCTACGACATCGTCCTCATCGGCGAGGGCACCATAACGTGATCGACATCGGCAAGATGCGCGAGCGGGTGGCCATCCAGACTCCGACGGAGACGAGGAGCCGGTCGGGCGAGGCCACGCTGAACTGGGACACCACCCTGGCAACCGTCTGGGCCAGCGTCGATGGTTTGTCGAGCCGCGACATCCTGCAGGCCCAGCAGGCCAACGTCATCGCGACGCACCGCATTCGGATTCGCTACCGCGGCGATGTCCTGCATACGCACCGCATCCTCTGGCGAGGCGTCACAATGGAGATAGCCAGCGTGACCGAGCGGAACCAGCGCGAGGTTCTCGAGCTGTTGGCCAGGGAGGTGCAGTAGCATGGGATTCGTAATCGACGGCACACTGCCCCGCGACGTAGGCGGCGGCCAGACCGGCAAAGAGCGGCTGTCCGGCTTCGTGAACGTCAGGACCGAGGGCATCCGCGACCTGGCCGCGGAGCTGCTAAAGCTGGCATTCCGAGCGGACGAGAACGGCCAGTCCCTCCTGCAAAAGGCGACCAAGGACGCCAGCAAGTCGATCATCACGGCGTATAAAGAGAACGTCAACGACGTTACCGGAAACCTCGGCCGCAGCATCGAGACTCGGAAGTCCAGGGGCAAGAAGCTGCCCGGCATCGCCACGTCCGTCACCGGCCCGGTCCATCGCGTTACGAATGATGAGTGGGACGTGTCGCAGGGCCGCACCAAGAAGGGCAGTGGGAATCATGCCTGGCTGGTCGAGTTCGGAACCGGCCCCCGGCGCCCCGGCACGCAGGGTCGCCGAACGCTGGTGAACCTGCACGACAAGGTAAACAC